AACATGGAGCAAGCCATGACTGCGGCAGACGTTGAAAATCTTCAAGGCAAGCTGGCAGAATTAGGTGCTAATCTAGTACAAATTATGGAGGCGCAGTCGGAGCTTCTTGATTTGCGTGACCGGATTAGCTCGGTAGAAAAAACATCGTCAGAAACAGAACTGCGCGTTTCTGGTAAATTAGATGCGCTTTCAACAATAGATGATCGCATTTCTAGGTATGAACGTGACATGGATGACTTATGGATGGCCATCGATGCAACAAATCCGCTAGGTGGTAACTAATGGATACGGCACACGAAGCATTAAAAAGAATTGAAATACACCAAGCAGAGTGCGAGGTGTTACGCAAATCCATCGACGACCGTCTGGACCGCATTGAAAAAAGACTCGATGATGGTGGCGGACAATTTAAACGCCTTGAACGCATGATCTGGGGCAACACCGTTCTTGTGGTTAGCTTACTCAAAGGTATGGAGTATTTAGGATGAACTTCGATAAGGTAAAAGGCTTGGTCGGCTCTCTTGCCCCTACGCTAGGAGCCGCTCTGGGTGGCCCTGTAGGCGGCGCGGCGGCGTCGATGCTCGCTGACGTTTTAGGCTGTGATCCCGCTCCTGCGAAGATTGAAAAGGCGCTGGCGCAAGCAACACCAGAGCAGTTAGCTGAAATTAAGAAAGCAGAGCTAGACTTTGAAGTCCGCATGAAAGAGCTGGAAGTAGACGTCTTTGCGCTAGAAACCGCAGATATTCAAAACGCGCGTAAAAATTTCTCTACCGACTGGACTGCTAGGTCTATTGGCTTAACGATCGTGCTGTTTTTCTGCGGCTTTATTACCCTAATCACAATCGAGCCTCCGGGAAACACGTCGATGGAGCTGATCAACTTGATCCTCGGATATCTTGGCGGTCTTGTTTCCGCAGTCGTGTCGTTTTATTTTGGCGCATCTCAAAAACAGGACTGACCTATGAGTAAACTTGTCGCACAATTAAAGCGCCATGAAGGCGTCAAAAAGTTTTGCTACCTGTGCCCAGCAGGATTTGAGACGATTGGCGTGGGTAGAAATATAAGCAAAAACAATGGCTTAGGGCTATCTAATGATGAAATAGATTACCTCTTACAAAACGACATAAAGCGGTGCAAGCAAGAGTTGATCGCACTGTCTTGGTTCATGGATCTCGATGCGGTTCGTCAGGATGCAATTGTTAATCTTTGTTTTAACCTTGGGCTAACGCGCCTCATGGGCTTTAAAAATGCAATGGCGGCGATGGCTGTTGGTGACTATGCCAAAGCGGGGGATGAATTTTACGACTCTCGGTGGGCTAAGCAAGTTGGATCAAGGGCAGAGGAGGTCTGCGAAATGATTCGTACAGGCCGATATCCTGAGTAGCAATTATGACAAATGCGCTCCTCAAGGATTTTGATGTCCTAAGTCGCCAAGAACAACAAGAGGCGCTTGCTCTTTTGGATCGATACAAAAGAATCGAAAAGCAAGACAGTTGCCAGACCGATTTCATAAGCTTCATAAAAAGCCAGTGGCCTGAGTTTGTTGAAGGCCGACACCATAAAATCATTGGAGAGAAATTTAATCGGATTGCTGAAGGAAAGCTGAAGCGATTAATTGTTTGCCTGCCCCCTCGACATACTAAATCTGAGTTTGCCTCCACCTTCTTCCCCGCATGGATGATGGGGATTAGGGGTAATTTAAAGATTATTCAGACGACACACACGGCCGAACTGGCAGTGCGCTTTGGCCGTCGTGTTCGTAACATCATCGACTCGGATGAATATAAAGAAGTTTTCCCGCAACTAAAGCTACAGGCTGATAACAAGTCAGCAGGTAGATGGACTACAAACCAAGGCGGTGAATCATTCTACGCTGGTGTCGGCGGTGCGATTACAGGACGCGGTGCGGACCTACTCATTATTGATGACCCAGTATCTGAGCAAGATGCCTTGAGCCCTACTGCGATGGATTCGGTCTATGAGTGGTATACGTCGGGTCCTCGTCAGCGTTTACAGCCGGGAGGCATCATCGTAATCGTCATGACGCGATGGTCGACCAAAGACCTAGTGGGTAAGGTCTTAAAAAAGCAAGGCGATGATCATGCAGATCAATGGGAAGTAATTGAGTTCCCGGCCATCATGCCTGAGTCCGAAGAGCCATTATGGCCTGAGTATTGGAAGAAAGAAGAGCTACTTTCAGTCAAAGCATCCTTGCCAGTGGCCAAATGGAACGCCCAATGGATGCAAAATCCGACTGCCGAAGAGGGCTCTATCGTTAAGCGAGAGTGGTGGAACTTGTGGGAAGCAGAGCAAATACCGCAGTACGACTACGTTATTCAAAGTTACGACACCGCTTTTTCAAAAAAAGAAACAGCCGATTACTCAGCAATTACAACTTGGGCGGTATTTAAGCCGAAAGACGGAGACCCCGATCAAATCATACTTTTGGACGCCAAAAGGGTCAGAATGGACTTTCCAGAGCTTAAGAAATTGGCTTGGGACGAGTACAAATACTGGGAGCCTGATTGCGTACTTATTGAGGCCAAGGCTTCGGGAACACCCTTAACGCAAGAACTGCGCCGCATGGGCATTCCGGTCACAGCCTATACGCCAAGTCGAGGTCAGGATAAGATTGCCAGAATGAATTCTGTGGCCCCTATATTCGAGTCTGGTATGGTATGGGCACCTGAACAACAATTTGCGGAAGAAGTAATTGAAGAGATGGCTTCTTTCCCTTACGGAGATCACGATGACTATTGTGACTCTTCGACAATGGCATTGATGCGGTTTCGGCAGGGTGGTTTCTTGTCACTGGAAAACGACCAAGTCAATGAAATGCACCCCATGAGGCGTGACAGAAAGGTATATTATTAATGGCTATTGAAAAGCGAGAGCTAGGCACACAAGACGACCCCGACGTAATGCCAATGGGTTCAGCCATGGAAGTGACACCCGAGCCTACAAGGGCTGATCAAATCCGGGATGCGGCAGAAATTCTGGTTACCGAGGAAGACATTCTTGTCGATGATGAGATTGATGCACCCGTGGAGCTTGAAACCGGCATCGCATTTGACTCCAATTTAGCCGATTTCCTTGTAGATAGTGATTTGATGCGTCTTGCGAAAGACGTGCTTTCCTCTATTGATGCCGACAAAGAGTCACGAGCAGACTGGGAAAAAACCTATGTCGACGGACTTAAGTATCTCGGGATGAAGTTTGACGACGCGCGTAGCTCCCCTTTTCAGGGCTCTACTGGGGTCATACACCCCATTCTTGCTGAAGCCGTAACGCAGTTTCAGGCGCAAGCATACAAAGAGTTATTACCGGCAAAAGGTCCTGTCAAAACCGAGATTGTTGGTGCGCGCAGTCCCGAAGTAGAGGCGCAGGCTTCTCGTGTTGAAGAGTTTATGAATTTTTACATCATGAATGTAATGCAGGAGTTCGATCCAGAGCTGGACATGATGCTGTTTTATCTGCCGCTTGCAGGGTCTGCCTTCAAGAAGGTGTACTACGACACAGCACAAAACAAGGCTATGAGTAAGTTTATTCAGCCTCAAGACCTCGTGGTTCCTTACGAAGCGACCGACATCTTCTCAGCCGAGCGTGTGACACACGTATTGCAGATGTCCAAGAACGAGATTCGCAAGCAACAGCTTAGCGGCTTTTATAGAGATGTAGAGCTTACTGGCGGCAATTACAGTATAAGCCGTGACGAGATCGAAGAGCAGATTGACGAAATCGAGGGCATGGAGCCCAGCTACAACAATGATCGTGATCACACCGTGTATGAGGTGCATACCGTTCTCGATTTGCCCGGATATGAGGACATGGATGCAGAAGGAAATCCTACAGGCCTTAAGCTTCCCTACATTATCACTATTGACGAGTCGTCTCAGCGCGTTCTTTCTATCCGCAGAAACTACGTCGAGAACGATCCCTTAAAGCAGAAAATAAACTACTTTGTGCAGTACAAATTCCTGCCCGGCCTTGGATTTTACGGCCTCGGCCTGAGTCACATGATTGGTGGTTTGGCTAAGGCGTCGACCTCTATCCTTCGCCAGCTCATTGATGCCGGTACTCTGGCTAACTTGCCTGCTGGATTTAAAGCTCGCGGGATGCGAATACGTGACGAAGATGATCCGTTACAGCCCGGCGAGTTCCGAGATATCGATACTACCGGCGGCAGTCTCAAAGAGAACCTAATCCCCTTGCCGATCAAAGAGCCCAGCAACGTGCTAATGCAGTTGTTAGGACTATTAGTAGAATCGGGTAAAAGGTTTGCGTCCATTGCCGACATGAATGTTGGTGACATGAATCAAGCTATGCCAGTCGGCACGACGGTGGCCTTGTTAGAGCGCGGAACGAAGGTAATGTCTGCGATTCACAAGCGATTGCATTACAGTCAACGAGTAGAATTTCAGTTGTTGGCAAAGGTGTTTTCGGAGTATTTGCCGCCGTCATACCCCTACCTCACAGGCACAGGCCCACAGGAAATAAAAACTCAAGATTTTGATGGTCGCATAGACATCATTCCCGTGAGCGATCCAAACATATTTAGCCAGAGCCAGCGAATTACCATGGCTCAAGAGCTTTTGCAGTTGGTGCAGTCAAATCCGCAGATTCACGGACCACAGGGAATGTATGAGGCTTACCGACGGATGTATGCCGCACTAGGAGTCGACAACGTAGAAGGGCTCTTACAGCCGCCTGCGCCACCACCCACACCCATGCCCATTGATGCAGGCACCGAAAACTCTGGATTTATGATGGGTGGTCCAGCGCAAGCCTTCCCTCAGCAGAATCATCAAGCCCACATTGACGCGCATCGAAGTT